GCAGAAGAAAGAATCGAAAAACATACTACACAACAAAGATTATTTTAAGGAGAAATAAAATGAAACTCTATAATGAAGACTGCCTTGATACAATGGCAAGAATGGAAGATAACTTTATTGACTTAACAGTAACATCTCCACCTTATGACAATTTAAGGACGTACAATGGTTATAGTTTTGATTTTGAAAGCATAGCTAAAGAATTGTATAGAGTAACTAAAGAAGGCGGTGTAGTAGTTTGGATTGTTGGAGATGCAACAATAAAAGGAAGTGAGACAGGAACATCTTTTAAACAAGCATTATTTTTAAAAGAATGTGGATTTAGGCTGAATGACACTATGATTTACCAAAAAGCAAATTTTATACCACTAACACATAAAAGATATGAGCAAGAGTTTGAATATATGTTCGTTTTCAGTAAAGAAAAACCAAAGTCTTTTAATCCTTTAATGATTGATTGTATTCACGCTGGCAAAACAATAAAAAGAAGCAGGAAAACTAATGAAATTGGTATAGGATTAAGAGAAACACAAACATCTTTAAAAACCAAAGATAAAAAACAGAAAGGTAATGTTTGGAAGTATAACACTGGCGGTTATAATACAGCTAATCACGTTGCTCAATTCCCAGAACAATTAGCGAATGACCACATAATAAGTTGGAGTAATGAAAATGATATTGTTTACGACCCTTTTATGGGAAGTGGAACAACAGCAAAGATGGCTATTTTAAATAATAGAAATTGGATAGGTAGTGAGATGAGTAGTGAGTATTGTGATATAGCAGAGAAAAGAATAAAAGAAACACAACAAAGATTATTTTAAGGAGAAATAAAACGAAACTCTATAATGAAGATTGCTTAATAGCAATGGATAGAATGATTGAAGATGGGATTAAGGTCGATGCTATAATTACAGACCCACCTTATGGAATGTCTTTTCAAAGTAATAGAAGAGTTGTGAAAGAAAAATTTGATAAAATAAAAAATGATTCAAATTTAATTTGGCTTGAAGATTTTTTAATAAAATCAGATAAAATTCTTAATAATAATTCATCTTTATATATTTTTTGTAGTTGGCATAATGTTGATAAATTTAAACAATCTATTGAAAAATATTTCAAAATAAAAAATATTATTGTCTGGGTTAAAAATAATCATGGCTCTGGAGATTTAAAGGCATCATACGCACCGAAACACGAATTTATAATTTATGCACATAAAGGAAGAAGTTTGTTTAGAGAAAAAAGATTGTCCGATGTTATGGAATTTCCTAAAATTTCAAGTAGTAAATTATTACACCCTACTGAAAAAAATGTGGATATGCTTGAAATATTTGTAAAAAATAATACAGATGAAACACAAATTATTTTAGACCCTTTTATGGGTTCAGGTTCAACAGGAGTTGCTTGTAAACAAACTAATAGAGATTTTATAGGTATTGAGATTGATGAAACATATTTCAACATTGCAGAAGAAAGAATCGAAAAACATACTACACAAGAAAGATTATTTTAAGGAGAAATAAAATGAAATACGAACAATTAACCGAAAAGTACGGCACAGACAAAATAGACGATGTCCCAGTAGAAATGTATAGTCAGTATGAAAAATCAAAAATGAGCACAATGAAATTAAAATTACATAGTGCAAAATTGGGAGATGTTATCAAAGATTATATCGAACATACTAATATTTCTAAATGGAGACGTAGTTTTGATTGGGATATCGTAGAAGAACAAATGCGCAAACATTTAAACCAAGCTACAGTTCAATGGCATCAATAAAATGAAAAACAATGATTATGTATGGTGGAATGGACAAGGCTGGTTATTCTTGGGGATGGATGAAGATGGAATAACTCACTTATACAGACCATTAGAGGGACACCCATTTGATGTGATAGAATTTGAGATGTTAGGTGCAGATGAATTAGATGATTTTTATAAACAAAACGGAGTTACAAAATGAATAACAGTCCAAAACGAGGTGAACCATCAACAACATGGAGCACAAAAGTACAAAAAGATACTGACGGTGAACTATACATAGTTTTACCAGACGATCTTACAGATAAGTTAAATTGGTTGCCTGGCGACATTATCGAATTCGACGAGACAGAAATGTTAGGTGACGTATTTGATGATACTGGATTCACATTAAGAAACTTAACGCAAGAAAAAGATGAACGCTTTTCTGGACATATCTATAATACAGAATAAATATAGGATAAATAAAATGAAAAATTATAATAAGTTAGTAAATTTATTCCCAATGGTGGGTATGAAGATTTAAGTATGTCTGAAGCCAAATTAATTAAATTTATAAAAACATATTCAGCTGAATTTCCACTATTAATTAATGGGAATGAAGTTTGGATGCATATTCAAAATGATATTCCCGATGATACTATACTATTTGAAACTGATATTAGCGAAAATACGGTGATTATAGATGAAAGTAATTAGCCCCGAATTAGAACCATTGGAACTATCAATTCCAGATAGCATAAAAGAAATGCGACATAAGTTAAATAAACATTGTCCAGATGAATACTATGTTGTAGATTTTCTTTACTGTGATATAGGTAATAGTGAACCAACTGTAGTTCAACCTACAAAAGTAATTGACTTAGAACTCTTAAAAGATTTAGTAATGCATTGGTTTGAAAATAAAGATATAACAAAGAAACTTGCTAACGGCAAAGAAGTAACTTTATTCCCCATGGTGGTAGCCTAACACAATATGACTAAATACACTAAAACTTTAGATAAGTTACAGTTGCTAATTGAATTAGTAGAAGAAACTGAATCAGATGAAGTTACTGACAATGAATTATTTGACGACCATTTAATATCTGCAAGTGTTATGATGAATGTAGTAAGAGATTTTCATACAGGTAAAAAAATGCCAGATGCTGATACAGAACGGGAAACGTTAGCTGAAACAATGAAAGCGGCAAATAAAATATGGAGAATACGAAACAAAATCAAGAATGGTGCAGGGTCAAGCAACAAACTCACTATAGATTTTGATATAGAAGATTTTATAAAACAGGATAGAAAGTTGGATGGTATAAAACATTATCGTAGTGAAATGGAAAAACTAACAGGTGATGCTCCATCACTCAAAACGAGTAAAGAGTATTGCGATGTGATTCAAGATGATATGAGACGGCGGGGATTAATATGATAGAACTTGCTATATTAGTAGTAGTAGGATTTTTATTTAACATGATAAAAGAAGGACTACAGAATATAATAGAAATTTTAGAGGATATTAGAAACAAATGAAATACAAATATAAAATAAAATCGTGGAAAAATGATTTGGGAATTACAGTTCATGAACCATATAAAAAAAGATGGTATGGATTATACACATCATTAGAAGGACATGCATCTGGAGATCCGTCGCATGCTAGAAATAGAATACGATTAGATGTAAACAATATGAATAAGCCAAAACCGAAAACTATTTACTACGATGTAGAAGTTAATAATAAATCAATAAAAATGGAAGAGGTAAAATGAAAAAACACAATGAAGAAACTTGCGAAGGATGTATATCCACTGATGGTGGAGATGTATGTTTCACAGACTTAAGAGAAATGATGGATTATCGCGACTCACAACGAAATTGGTTTATAGCAAAATGGGAAGACTGGATTTATTTTCCATTTCACCAAAAAGTTTTAAACGACTGGTGGGATAAAATTCGACCAGGGGCTTTGAAGCATTACTACCAACGAGCAAAACAAGGCTACTCTTACCAGGATACTTGGGGGATTGATTACCATTTAGTCACAATTCTAATTCCAATGTTTGAGAGCTTGAAAAAAGACCACGTAGGTGTTTCAATGGCTTTCTACGATGAAAAAGATGGAGTTGATGAAGATGGAAATCCAACAGATGAAGCGAGTGAGAAAGCAGAACAACGTATGCAGAATGTGTATGGGGAAATCATTTACGGGCTCAAGTGTGCCAAACTAATCCATGATGCTGACTACGATTACAAAAAAGACGGTGAGTATGAAAAATTGAATAGTTCTGTAAAACGTTCCTTTGAATTGATTGGAGAATACTTTTTCAGTTTATGGGATTAAAAAAAAAGTTTTGTATATTTATAATCATATAACTATAGGATATAAATAAAATGAAAATAACTAAAACACAATTAAGAGAAATGATTAGAGAGGAAATATTGAATGAAGGCACGGTATCTTCAAAGCAAATTAATGCTCTTGGAAATGGTATAGCAGATGGTGCTGAAAAGGCTAGAGATACTACTGAGGATAAGTTAATAAAGTCTGCGATTAATAAACTCAAAGGAAGTAATGTAACCTATGATAGGTATAAGGTTGTTACTGCTCATGGGAAAACGAAAAAAATTCCTGCTACTAAGGGTAAAATTGTAGATGTGAGATTTTATTATTTTGGGTCAGTTCCTAGCTTTGATTTTGACATAGAGTATATAGATGAAGATGGTAAAAAGAAAATTAACTATAAAGTCAAAAGTACGTACATATTGTAAGAACTGAAACTAAACATAGCTTTTTATTATTAGGAGAAATATTATGATAAAGCTTATACTTTTTCAGTTTATGGGATTAAAAAAAAGTTTTGTATATTTATAATCATATAACTATAGGATATAAATAAAATGAAAATAACTAAAACACAATTAAGAGAAATGATTAGAGAGGAAATCCAAGCACAGAGTAAGTCCATGAGTCAGGAATTTAAAACATCATTTAAAGAATCTGTAAATGAAGCTAAAGCACTTTCTAAGATGAATACTGATGAACTCATCAAGCATTGGGAAAAAGAATCAAAAACTGTAGAAATGATGAAAGATAAAAAACAAATTGATAAAACTGCATATAGAGTTGAGAGTGGAAAAATAGCAAGAATATTAAATTATTTAGGGGGACTCAAGAAGGATATGAGTGGCAATTAAGGAATTTTTATTCTGCTCACTACTGGTGTGGCAAATAGGAATAATAATCTACATCCTGCAGGAACTCAATGAAGCGGATGAAGATAGCGTATCGGACACAGATGAAAAACAGTATATCAAAGGTGAAGATGGATTCTTTTTAAGAAATTTTAAAAGAAATGAAAAGTTATATATATAGAAAGAAGTGAACTTGATAATATAATGAAAGGATTAAAACAAGCGCGATAATAACTATAATATTATCACGTGGAGTATATTTATTCCATTAAAAAGACTTGACTTTAACACAATAAAGTCGTATATTAAAAGGTTATGAAGAAAATACAAATAATAGCAGTATCGGATAATCATTGTGATTATTCATTTGATGTACCTGAAATTTCAGATGATGTTACTTCGGTGCTAGTACATGCAGGTGATGCAACATACACAGATAAACCAACTGAACTTCAAGATTTCATATATTGGATGAAAGGCCAAACACAGTTTGACTATAAACTTTGGATTGCTGGAAATCACTCCTTAGGGATTGAAGATTTTCCGTATAACGCAGAAGTCATAGATAATGAATGTGATTCTATGTACATACACGATACAGTAGTAGAGATAGAAGGACTTAAATTCTTCGGTAGTAACTTCACACCCGAATTTAATAATTGGGCATTCAATCTTACAGAAAGACAATCAAAAATATTTTGGGAGAATGCACCAGAAGCTGATGTTGTAGTTTGTCATGGCCCCCCATATAAAGTTTTAGATTCAGTTACACCAGAATATAAACACGAAAGACCATTAGGTTGTATTCACTTTAAAAATTATTTAGAACGAGTTAAACCTAAAGTTGCAATGTTCGGCCATATCCACGGTTCGGGTGGAATGAAAGAAACAATCAAATGGAATGATGATAGTGTGACTGAATGTTTTAACGTTTCTGTGATGAACGAGCAATATAAACTAACAAATCCAGTAACCATTATAGAGATATAGATGCCAAAATACACTCACGTAGATAAGGGATTAGATTTACTAAAGTGTATAGGTGTAATTAAAAAGTTTAAGTATTATACGAACACTGATTCCTATACTGTATTTGGAGACTTACAAATCCCAGGAATTAAACATAAAATTTATAATGCCGATGAACTTTCTAAATTAAGTGCAAGTGAATTATACGCACGAATAATTGTAGATTTTAACATGAATGAAGATGATAATCATAAAGGTTTTTTCTACAAAGTAAAAAATAAATTGAAAAAGTTAAGTAATGCTATCATTAATTGCGGAGCGGCATATTGGAGTGAAGACCATACGCTTGAAATCTATAATATAATGAATAGACTAATAAATGATGGAGAGATAAGTCGCTCTGAAATGTTACGGTGTAATGAATTATGGAAAAAATACAAAGATGAGTAAGGTAATTATATTATCAACTCCATCATTTAATGATAATTGGGTATATACTATGTTTAAACAAAATACTATAACAGAGAAATTAGATAAGTTATTACGAAGAATTATATTCACTACTTCTTCGTCTCAAACACTAGTTGAACGAAGTGATATTCTTCGGGTTAAGTCTATGATTGGATGTTATCCAACTACACAAATTAGAGAAAGAGATATGATAGAATGTAATAGACTTTGGAAAAAATATTCAAAATAATCCTTTACTTTGTCGTTTATTATGTGTAGATTTAGGTGTTATGAGAGATAAAAAAACAAACAAAAGATATAATCCAAAAGTTGAATTTGATAAAGTTATGAACTCTATCTGGTTTAAGAAGATTGTAATTCGAATGGGCTCAGAAGTTAATATTAAAAAAACGTTGGTGGACTAATGAAAAATGATAAAGAAAAATACTATGTTGATTGTGAATGTGGCTGTTCAACTATAAGAATAACCCTTTGGAAAGATTGGACTGACGATATAGAAATCTCAATGATGAGATATAGTAATTGGGGAAGCTCAACTTTGAGACAACGAGTATCTTATATTTGGAGAGCACTATGGCACGGTGAGTTAAGTGCAGATAGTATTCTGTTAAATAAGCAACAAACTAAATTATTAGCCGCACAATTAAATAAATTTCACAAACAAATGAAAAAAACTACTTGATTTTAACAAAAATATGTTGTATATTATAGGGTGACTAAATAAAGGCTACAAATGAAAAAATACACATTAACAATAAATGAAAAACAACTCGATATTTTAAATCGAGCAACTCACTCATTAATGAGACAGTTAGTTGGTCAGTTAAAATATGCATTGGATGATATTACATGGGATGATAAATCATTAGAAAAGTTAAATGATAAACAACGTGAATTATTAAAAACGTTAGATTCTGATTATGATTACAATCAAATGTTTGGACATACTGAAGATAGTGAATTAGCGTATGATTTACATCAAGTGTTGCGTCATCAACAATGGCTAGAGAATTTCGATAGAAACGAACACGTGGTTAGTTCTCACGTTACACAATTTGGAAAAACTGAATTAGCAAAATTAGAGGTGGTAAAATGAATTTCCCGGAAATAAATAATACAGAAGATATGGATAAAGAAGTATCAGTATCACAGTGGGATTTGATAGCAGTAGCAGAAACATTCCAACGTAAAGGATTTTACTATGGTATATTCTCCGGATTTGGATTGGTTGGATTATTCACATTAATTAGGAGTTTGATATAATGAAAAAAGAATATGATACACATCTCAATATTATTTTAAACACAATGTGTTTATTTGCAGGAGTAAATTATAATGATATTGATATGCAAGAAGATAATTGGTTCTTTAAACATACTTGGTCTGAAGAAACAGAAAAAGAATTCAAACATTGGATGGTTAATTACTTGCATAAAATAAAACCAGCACAACGAGAAGTATGTGATAGTAGTTATATGAAAAAAGCTGATTGTGAAAGAGCAGTTGATATGTTTCTTTTGAATTATTCTTGGTGTAGTAAACAGCCGGAGTGGTATTTAAATGAAAAAAAGTAACGGTACACATTATATAAATTGCTATAATCAAAAAACAGAAAAGCGTGAGATGTACGAAGTACCTTATGATGTATCCGTTTATGTTAAACAATTGGAAATGAAAATAAAATATCCTGACAATTCAAAATTAACAAGGTTGTTTCCAGAATTAAAAGAGAGAGATTATGATGGTTATTAGAGATGAAATAAAGGAGAAACAAAATGGAAAATAGAGAAATGTTGTATGATAAAGATGCAAAATGTGATAACTGTGGAAAATTAGGTGCACATGATTTCATGGGGGATTACTTTTGTAAATTCTGTGCGTGTCTATCTTACACAGAACCAGATGATACAATACCAAAAGTAGGACTTGATGCTTACACTGAACTTGGTGAATCACACGAAGCCCACGTAAGACAAATTAAAAAATTAGAAGAAGAGTTAATTTTCTACAAACGTATAGATTGTGAAGGAATAGATTTAACGGATGGCAAGGGTAAAATTATGTATCTCGAAGAATCTCAGCACAGTGACCCATTGTTTTATAAACAAGACATATTAGAATTAATCAAGTGGATTCAAGATACTCAAAGTGAGATGGACTTGGGAATCAAATCTGCGAAGGAAATATTAAAGGAGTATTATGCAGACAGTAGCGATTGAAGAATTAGTACCGTTTATGAACGAAACTAAAATAACTGAAAGGACATTTATAGATTATGGATTTGATCGAACAGATGTATCTACAGAAGAAAGTGGGGAAGTAGAACCATCATATTACTATACATATGAGTTTGGTGATTCATACGACCCAGTATTAATGTCCAATGAAGATTTTTCAGGTGTCAATATTTTCAACCTTACTGAAGATTATAAAACTTGGCACACCGAGGGTGAAATGGTTTTGTTATTTATGTTGTTTCTAAAAGAAGATTAATAAAGTAATTGACATTACCAAATATTTGTCGTATATTACGTCGTAACAAAAAAGGAAAAACAACAAATGTATTATTCATATTACATACAATTTAGACGAGATAGAGGGGATACTGAAAGTATTTATTTTATTACAGCACTTGATCGCGATGAAGTAAGAGCATTTATACTGAATGAGTGGTTGACTGCACGTGGAGAAATATACTGTTTGACGCCTGTCGCTCAACCGGTGATTATAGATGAAAATTTAGAGTGGAATGTTTAAAAGAAGAAAAATGAATACAGAACATATACTAAGTGAATTAAAGGATATGACAATTGAGTTAAATTCTACAAATTCTAAAAATGATAAAATAGATATACTCTCAAAATATCCCACATTAAAAAATGTGTTATTATATACATATGACCCATATAGAATGTTTGGAGTATCCCCTAAAAATTTACAAAAGAATTCTCATTTATTTGAGAACACTATCACGGATTTATTTGAATTATTGGATATGTTATCTAACAGAGAAATTACTGGACATAAAGCAATATCAGTAACAAATGGATTTATAAAAACATATTCAGAATATAAAGAATTGATTTATAATATATTGGAGAAGAATTTAAAAACTCGGACAGATGCCAAGGTAATCAATAAAGTATTTCCGGGTTTGATTCCAACATTTGATGTAGCATTAGCTCACAAATACGAAGACCACGCTCACAAAATAAATTGGGATACAGAAGATTGGTATTGGACTCGTAAGTTAGATGGTGTGCGAGTTATTACACGTAAAGAAAACGGGGTGGTAACTTTTTATTCACGAAAGGGAAAAGAATTCCACACACTATCCAAAGTCAAAACAGCATTAGAAAATATGAGATTTAATAATTTTGTTTTAGATGGTGAAATGTGTATTGTTGATGATAACGGAAACGAAGATTTTACGGCGGTAGTAAGTCAAATTAGAAAAAAAGATTACACAATCGAAAATCCAAAATATATAGTGTTTGATTGCTTAACACTCGATGAATTTGATTCTAAAAAATCAGATGTAACATTGACCGAAAGAATGCCCTGGAATGATTTAGGTGTTTCTACTTACATAGAGCGATTAGAAATGACTCTCATTAAAAATGGTGAAGCTGAAATTATTGAATTGTTAGATATGGCGAATGATAAAGGTTGGGAAGGTATTATGGTTCGTCGTGATTATGAGTATGAAGGTAAACGGACAAGAAATTTACTCAAAGTAAAGAAGATGTTTGATGCCGAATACAAAGTTATACGAGTAGAAACAGGACCGTTCAGAATTATTAGTAAAGAAACTGGGTTGGAAGAAACGATAGAAACATTAACCAATGTGATTATAGAGCATAAGGGTGAAGTAGTATCTGTTGGGTCTGGATTTAGTTTAGACCAACGACATAGATATTATAATGATAATAATTTAATTCTCGGAAAGGAAATAACTGTGCAGTATTTTGAAGAATCAACTGATAAAACTGGGAAAATATCACTACGTTTCCCAACAGTAAAGCATGTATTTGAAGATGGTATTCGGGAAGTATAAAAGTAAATTGATTAATTTTTAATACCAACATTTATCTTGGTGTTTCGGTGTGGATTGATATATTTATTAAAGAATTTAATTTGAAAATAATAAGGAAGTAAAAAATGGCAAAAAGAAAAAAAAGTTTAGAAAAAGTATTGGAATCTATGAGAACAACCAATATACCTAAACTAGATGTACCACCAGACTTGTGGGATGGTTGCGAATTCGAAGAAATTGATGACATATCGGGGAAAACTAGAGAACAATATTTCTGTCAATACAATATAGAACAAGGTTCTAACTTTAGACCATCTTCTAAAACAATTGATATTTTACCACCTGGCTTATACAAGGCACAAGATGACCAATTCGGAAATTTTTTCAGTAAGGAAAGTTTGGATATTAGTGAATTGATTAGATTTCCAGATTCAATGGCAGATACCGTTATAGATGAGTTCGATACTTTCTGGACAATGAAGGATAGATATTTGGATCGTGGAGAACCACACAAACGTGGATTTCTTTTATGGGGCCCACCAGGTGGTGGTAAGACTTGTACTGTTTCCTTTATCATCAAAGATTTTATATCACAAGGAAATGTAGTATTTATATTTAATTACAATTTAATGAGTGCACTCCGATCATTTAAAAATATAGAACCAGATAGGAAAGTACTTATCGTAATGGAAGATATTGATTCGCTAATTAAAGATAGGCATGAAGAACAGGCCGTATTAGAATTCTTAGATGGTTCGATTCAACATTCAAATACTATTGTAATTGCTACGACGAACTACCCCGAAGATTTACCTGATAGAATAATCAACAGACCATCAAGGTTCGATAGAGTTTCTTATGTGGGCGTTCCTTCCCTGAAAGATAGAATACTTTATCTAACAGAGAAATCTAAAAATTTATCTAAACCACAAATTAAAGGTTGGGCTAAAGAAACTGATGGGTGGACACTCGCACATCTCAAAGAATTAATTATCGCAGTTGAGGTTTTCGATTTAGACTGCGATGATACAGTTGACCGGATTAATCTCATGCGAGCTAAACACGAGCACTCTGAGAGTTACGAAAAAGAATTTCGTGGGAAGAAAAGTACTGGGTTTGTATAATGGGTGACTGGGGTAGAGTGATAAAAAGGTATGATGATGGAACACCGTTCATACGTATAAAGAATGAACATCTACTACCGGAACGAAAAGGACAATGGAGTGGAATTTTAAAAGCCGCTATGTTGTTTAGTCCATGGTTGGTATTCACAGTAGTATGGAATTTCAATTGGCCAGAAGCAACTCCTGTGGATGATGTATTCTTTGCAACTTGTTTTTATTTCTTTAATAGAAGTTTTATAAATCGGTTTAATTAAAATGCCAATATATGATTACATTTACCAGTCATGTGGATTGCAAAAAGAAGTACTACAAGAAGAAAACCCATTGACCCATTATGTCCAACGTGTTGCTATAATCATGAAATTCAAGGTGATGTCGAAATAATGAAATTGGATAATTCAAAATGGCCATTTGGGAGAACTGGATTCTTAAACAAGAAAATGAAAATGAAAACAAAATAAATGAAAAAGGCATTAACATACGACGATATTGGCATAGTTCCAAAATATAGTGAAATACTATCCAGAAGTGATATAAACTTAACAACTCGTTTCACAAAGAATACTGAAATAACTATTCCAGTAGTTTCTTCTCCAATGGATACTGTTACTGGTTACGAAATGGCATTAGAAATGATGGACTGGGGTGGAGTTGGTGTTCTACATAGATTCAATACTATTGAAGAACAAGCTCGTATGATGAACGAACTTCACACTGAATGGGATAAGTTTTTTGGTATTGGTAAAGATTTTAGTTCATATGAAGAAACGTGGGAAAAGTGGAATAGTAAGTTCAACGGAAATTTACTTAGCAGTCAACTCACTCCGAATAAAGATGATTGGGATGACTTAAAGGAAGATATGTCATTTGTAGATGAGATGGAAACGATGAATAAACGATGGAGAAGAAAACCATTATGTGCAGCCATAGGAGTCACCGGAGATTACTTAGAACGAGCACAAGAATTAGTAGCTAACGGATGTAATGTACTACTTATAGATGTAGCACACGGACATCATAAATTAGTAAAAGATACAATTAGGGAGTTAAAAAATGGACTTAGAGGAGATGTTGAAATCATCGGAGGTTCGATTGCAACCGGAACCGCGGCAAAGGACTTATGTGAGTGGGGAGTTGATGGATTGCGAGTGGGAATCGGAGGAGGTTCAGTGTGTTCTACCCGCATACAAACCGGGGTTGGTGTTCCTAATATCACTTCCATTCAAGATTGTTGCATCATTGCTGATACTTATAACGTTCCCGTTATTACTGATGGTGGGATTGGGTACATTGCTGATATCTGTAAATCTATTGGCATTGGGGCTGACAGTGTTATGCTGGGATCGTTGCTCTCAGGTACAAAAGAAACTCCTGGAGAAATTCACAAAGACGGTCTCTGGCCAAACGAAAGATTATATAAAAAATACTCCGGTTCAGCCTCCCTTGAAAACAAATTAAAAAGAAATGAAAGCAAGAATGTAGAAGGTTATTCGTTTCGTGTTGAATACAAGGGTAAAACAAAACGTATATTAAATGATATTTCTGATGGATTAAGATCGTCTATGTCATATGTAGGTGCATCTAATATAGAAGAATTTCAAACTAAATGTGAATTTGTAGAAGTAACAAATGCTGGTATTATAGAAGCTAAACCACATTTAATGAATTAAAAAACAAGAAAAATAAAAAAACCATATTTATCTCAAATCAGGAGATACTTATGAATATAGATAAGATAATTTTATTATTACGAAAGGCTGTAGAAGACAAGGATTGGAAACTTATTATGGAGTTAATAGAAGATTTATTATATGAATTGGATGATCCACTAGATGCTTATAGAAACGATGAAGATTTAGATGAAGATAATTTATGGTAAACACATGGGGCCGAAATTGGTTTCGATTCATGTTATTTGACGATAGAGTGCAACACAAGTTTGAGTACGACTTGTTACAACAGACTCACAAACTCAAATGGTGATAATTCACTAGACGGTTTGGTAGTGGATTGGCATTTAGCTAATTCAGAAATGGGATTTGACAATTATGTTGAACCTACTTCAGATTACCAATCAACTTACGCTTTAGCGGCATGAGTTCTTGGGTTGTTTAACACCCGAGTATAAAAGAAGTTAAACACACTCTCTTTTTATATTTAGAGAATAAAAATAAAATGTCAGTTACTGGATATGTTCTGTGCAAAAGAAATCCACATAGTTGTTTGTTAATTGCTACTAATAGAAATTAACTAAGTTGTGAATGACTTTACGAAGAAAACAGAGAACACGGCGGTTCGATTCCGCCCGGCTCCACTACAAAAAATGGTTATGAAAAAATACTACTACGAAAGAAGTCGTCTATTAGAATCAGAAGTTAATATAACTTTTGAAGAACTATTATGGAAAGACGATACACAAACTACACAATGGATAGATGAATTACGAGAGTTCGTAATATACGAATGGGACACTATGGGTGTGCCTCCAACTATTGGCCAAAATACTGATAAAATAAAAAAGAACTTTCGTAAATTGAGAGATTACCCACTACATCAGGGTAAAAAACAATTTCTAACCAAAGATGAAGATACTGGCAAATTTGACGTAATACAAAATTACAATAAATTTGGAAGTGGTGTAAATCAATTCTTTCCTACCATGTTGAAAACCAAAATTGGAACTAAAAAGAACGCAACTTCCATTTACGATTATTTTACAATTGATTACAGAGATAGTTTTCATAAAATAATACGAAGAACATTTAAACGAGATAGTATGTATTCTTGGTCAAGGTGTGTTGAAAGTAATGGTAGTGGAATAGAATGGATACAAAAAAATCAATCAAAAAACTTTTTCATAGTTCGACAATCAAAAGAAAAAAATCCAACTCATTTAGTTTTAAGTTCAGATGAAATTAGAGGGTTATTTGATGTAGATTTAATAGATGAATCTCATATTACAAATTTAAAATCATTAGATACATTAACTGATGAGAAATTCACATATTTTATTAGAGTATTTAATTTAGGACAAAAGATATTCCCAGCCGGCATTCAAGCATTTAGATTAGGACTTGGACAACCAGCCGTAAACTTCCCACCATTAACAGCAAGATACTTATATGAGAAATATACAGAACATATATCACAAGACGTGCTCAATGTGTATGACCCATCCGCAGGTTGGGGTGGTCGTATTCTCGGAGCTATGTCATCACTCAAGCGAATTCATTATATTGGCACAGACCCTAATACGGATAATTACATAGACGAATTAGGTAAAACAAGATATGAATATGTAGCAGATTTCTTTAATAGTGAAGTATTGGAAACGAATTCATTTTGGGAAGAGCACAAAAACACGTATCACGTTTTCCAAGACGGCTCAGAATTAATTGGGAACAATCCAGACTTTCAGACGTATAAGGGAACACTTGATTTAGTTTTCACAAGCCCACCATACTTTGACCGTGAGCAGTATAGTGATGATAGTGAGCAATCATTCAAGGCTTACCCAGCTTACGAAGATTGGAGAAATAACTTCCTGAAACCAACTTTAACAACTGCATTTGAATATCTTAAACCAAATCGTTATTTACTCTGGAATATAGCTTCAATCAAAATCGGAGCAGATAAATTTCATCCATTAGAAGAAGATAGTATATTTATTATAGAATCATTAGGTGGTGAATATAAGGGTAAGTTGAAAATGTTAATGACAACAATGACTGGATTAAATCCGGAGAATGTTAAAAATTGTGTAAAGGTAGATGGTAGTTACCGAAAATATGAACCTATATTCATTTTTCATAAAAAATAAAGCTTGACTTTCACCGAAAAATGCCGTAAGATCAAGGGTAATAAATTAGGAGTATTTAATATGAACAGAACAACTGCAACAGCATTTGTTATATTGGTGGTATTAGTTAATGGATTCATTTCTATTAATGCTTTACAATCAAACAAACAATTTTATTCTGATGAAGTAGATAAAGTATTAGAAATGAATTTTAAGTTACAAGATGAATTAAAGGAATTTTATAAATATGGAGTAGAGGTTGATGTAACAATGTATCAGCCAACTCGATATCAAACTGATTCAAGTCCAAATATTACAGCCGATGGAACAAAATTCAAAATAAGTAAAGCAAGTGAATATAAGTTTGTAGCTCTTTCTCGTAATTTATTAAAACGATGGGGTGGTCCATTTGACTATGGAGATTTCATTCTAATTAAGGGAACAAAGGATAAAGATGGAGTGTATAATGTTAGGGATACTATGAATCCTAAATGGGTTAATATAGTTGATATTTTAGAATCAACACACGTTAAACCATATAAATATAAAAATGTTCAACTTTACAAAATGAATTGGACTGATAATATACAATTAGTGAGTAATAAATAAAGGAGAATAAATGTCTAAAGATACTAAATTAAAAATTGGGGATTGGGTTCATGTGTTAATAGTTGGTTTTAGGGCCGGAGAATATAAAAACGAACCAGCCTATCAAATAGAAAGTATTGATGGAGATGACTACACTGTAGTTCAGACGGAAGGTTCTTACGAACATAGAGTAACAGTTAAAAAAGGAAAATTGAAAAAATTATAAAGAGGTTATAAATGAAACAATTAAGTGAGGCCCAATTACAGGAAAATTGGGATAAATTAATACAGGTTATAAAGGATACATTTGAAGATGGAAGCGAACGCCGTGAAAAACTTCTAAAAATGTACCATGACCTTGAAGATAGAATGGTAGTAGCACCAGCATCTGGTAAAGAAGAATATCATTATTGTCATGTAGGTGGTTATGTAGAACACGTTCTTCATGTTGTAGATACAGCATTAAAGATGTCAGATACTTATGAAGCCGCAGGTGGACATAAGAATTGGACAGACGAAGAACTTGTCTTTTCTGCCTTACACCACGACTTAGGTAAAGTTGGTGATTTAAATGATGAGTATTATGTTCCACAAGATAATGATTGGAGGCGTAAAACTCTTGGTGAAGTCTATACACATAATACAGATATACCAAATATGAGAGTACCAGATAGAGCACTTTTTCTCTTACAACATTTTGGAGTGAAAGTTAGTTTGAATGAAACTCTTGCAATTAAACTTGCAGATGGGTTATATGATGAAGCCAACACATACTATATGAAAGTATTTGATGCAAGTCGTTCTCTTAAAAACCACTTACCATATATTATCCATTGGGCAGACCACATGGCAACAACGGTAGAATATGATGAATGGAAACGTGGAGATAAAGATGAAAAAGAAGAGATGGAAAGTAAGATAGAAAATATTAAAAATATTACAGTTGGAAAACAAAAACACGAAGATCCAGTTATGGAAAATAAACATAACGATCTATTCGACGAATTATTTGGAGACAAAACATGATTATAGAAATAATACTTGGATTATTAGTTTTCGTAGAGGGATATGTAATTTGGAATTTAACAAAAAAATCTGAAATACTTGAAACCTGGATAGAAAATTTTACCATCCGAGTAGACACCATATATTTAGAATTAAAACAAATTGATTCCACTGGTCATTTTGAATCTGACGATGAAATCGGTTCAATATTCGATGGAATAAAAGATATAATAACAGACCTTAATGCATTCACCACAGGAGAAGCCGAGAGTGAGTAACCCAACCACGCAACCAAAAAAGAAACAACCAAAACATTATTACTTCAATGAGAATACTGAATTAAATATTATTAAATATAACAAAACAGATGATGCTATATTAAAAAATAAGATATACCGTGAACATATAGCATATCCATTTGATAAATTAGCAGAAAATATAATTCACACATTTAAGTTTTATTATTTTGATGTCCCATCGGATCAAGTAAAACATGAAGTGGTATCATTTTTAGTTATGAATATACATAAGTTTAAAGAGGGTAAAGGAAAGGCATTTTCATATTTTAGTATTGTAGCTAAAAACTATCTTATTCTTCATAATAATAAAAATTATAAGAATTACAAAATTCATAGCAAAATGGAAGTAATTGATTATGGTGATAATATTAAAAATAAAAATCAAATGATAAAAATAAATGATTTTAATAAAGAATATGTAGAAGAAATGTTAGTGTATTGGGAAAACAATCTTACTAATATTTTCAAACGCCAAAAAGATATTCTCGTAGCAGATTCTGTATTGGAAATTTTTCGTCGCAGAGAAAATATAGAGAATTTTAATAAGAAAGCACTCTATCTACTCGTAAGAGAAATGACCGGATCTAAAACTCAACACATTACACGAATAGTGAATATAATGAAAAAATTCAATACGCACCTCATGGAAGAATTTCATACTTTTGGTCAAATAGATACAACAAATACTGGGTCATTTTTAGAATAAAACTAAAATATAACTAACATATAACGCAAAAAAAAGGGGTCTTTCGACCCCTTTTTTATTATCCGATAATAGCTATTT